CAGGTCAAACCGCCGCCTCCCGGAATAGCACTGGTGTCTGCCGCCACGGACCCGGTCACGTCGCCGAACGCCCTCGGCCCTCCAATTCCGGCGAGCGACCCCGCCAGGCTCCCCAGGGCTTTGCCAAGCTGGGCCTGCTGCCCGGTGCCTGGCCCGAGGGTGTACTGGACCGGCTGCACCTGCTGCTCGACGCCATAAGTCTTGAGATCACCCTGGCGGATGGCGTTCTGGAGATTGATCGCGTTGCCGCCCCGGGCAAGCTCGATAGGCACCGTGGTCCCGAGGCCCCCGAACGAACCCCCGTAGGAGCCGGCCGTCGCCAGCGCGGCGATGCGCTGGCGCGCCTGGGATGTCGCCTGATTGACCTGCGACGTGATGCTGTTGATCGTTGATTGGTTGCCGGTGTTCTCGCCCGACAGCAGCACGCTCGCGCCGCCGGAGCCGCCGGGAGCGCTGCCCCCGGCTTTGTTGTAGAGCGAGTTCAGCCGCTGCTGCTCGGTCGTCTGGGTGTTGGCTTGCGCTTCCGGCGAGATCTTGTTCAGGGTGCTCTGCTGCGCCGAAGTCGCCTTTTCGCGCGCCTGCTGCTCGGCCAGGGCTTGCTGGTCGTGGATCTGCTTCTGGTAGGCGATCCAGGCGTTGTTGGCGTCGTTCTGGGCGCGGTTGGTCGCCGCCATCGCCGACGCCGCCTGCGAACTCTCGTACATCCCGGCGCCGGCAGAGATTGCCGCGCCGGCGAGCGAGACCAAACTGATCGGATCGCACAAGGTGTTTTATCCCTGTTGATTAATGCCGGTGCTCACCGAACCGCTCGGCGTCGTCGCCGAGCCGCCGCCGGCGCCAGGATTGATGTAGGCGGTTGGATTGAGGAACCCGGAGAGCGCGTTGCCGACGCCCACGGTGAGCGGCGCGAATAGCGCCCCCGCCGGGTTCAACAAAGGCTTGGTAAGCTGGGCGTTGGCGACCATGTTGCCGGCGGTGTTCGCCGCGACCGACGGGTCTTCGGTCGAGTAGAGCTGGTTGAGCGCGGCTTCTTCGTCCTGCTGGATGGTCGAGCGCAGGGCGCCGGTCTGGGTGTCTGCCTGGGAGGCGATGTTCGCCCGGTTGATCGTGTCCTGATTGGCGAGCTTGGCGACATCCTGGCCGGCGATGGAACTCCGGAGCGTGCCGGCGCGGGCGAGCCCATAGGTTAAGTTCGACCGCGCTGTGTTATACTGCTCGCCTTCTTGCGGCATGTAGTAGTCCATGATCGATTTACGGTATTTGTCGTAGAAAGCGTCGCCGAACCCGCCGACCCGCGAGTTCGGGTCGCCGCCGGAATAGATCTTCGACGCGGCGAGATCCGAGAGCGACGACGAAGACGTGAGGAGGTTGCCCGACGGGTCGTAGATCCCATATGTCGTCCCCGAGCCGGTGTCTGGCAGAACGCCCCAGGAATACCCGCCTGGCAGCGACGCGCGGCCTTGCTGGGTCAACTGCGACTGGTCATAGGTCGGGTTCTGCGCCAGCCATTGCGCCATGACCGGATTGGTCGCGCCGGTCGAAGTCGCTTTGGGAACGCCGCCGCTGGTGATGCTCGACAAGTCGAGCAGCGTCGAGCCCGCCGGCGAGCCTTCGAACATGCTCTTGATCAGGTTGGAGCCATAACTGAGCCGGGCGTTGCGTTGCTCGTTGGCGGCCTTGGCCTGCGCCGCCTGCTGCATCTGCATCTGGACAATTTGCTGGTTGTCCGACTGCGGTCCGCTTGCTCCCTTGCCTCCCACGTCAGAAGCCTTTCCGCATTATGAAGCCCATTGGGTGGAACCCGGCTTTCTCGAATAGATTGGCGAGTGAGCGCGCGGCGCGCATGCCCGAGGCGACAGGCGCATGAAAAGCGCCGGCGTCGGCGGCTTTGCCTTCTTGCACCGCCATCGCCAGCAAAGCTCGGCCAATCGGGCTCAGACGGAGTTCGGGAGCGACGTAGAACTCCATCAGCACCTGGCAGGGGCGCACTGAAAAAGTGTGATCGAAGATGTAAGAAATGAACCCTTCGATCCGTCCATCGAATTCGGCGACGATGTGCGGGCGGGTGTCTGTGACAATGCCGTTGAGGATCGTGGCGCGGGCGCGTGCGGGATCGAACTCAAGGAAATCTTGGTAGATCGCTTCGTCGTAGAAGCGAAGGTAAAGCTCGATCAGTTCGGGAACGTCGTTGGCGTCGGCGAACCGGAAGGCGACGTATTCGTCAAGACTATCTAAAGAGATCCGCTTGTTCATCGGCGACCCACGCGAAGAGAATAAAATCTTCACGTCGGATGCCGAATTCCGACAAAACGGCTTCTGCTCTCCACCCCAGGGAAGTGAGCCAGAGCTTGGTGTCCTGGCGATTGGCCAGAGCCCGGCACTCGGCGCGGTGGAACCCTCCCTGGAGGAGCGCCGGCACCATAACGCTTCGGATATGCCTTGTCACGCCCTTGACGACGCGCGGCCAGCCCGGGGTGCCGAACGCCCAGCACCCGGCGACAGCCGGCGTCATGGCGTAGGCGCCGAGCACGGCGGCGGGCTCGCCGGTGTCTGTGCGCCAGAAGATCCAGCCCTCGCCCGTTTTTGCCAGCGCGCACAGTTCGAGCGACATCCGGATCGCGTCAAAACCCACGCCCCGCACGGCTTCGATCTCGGCCCGGTCTTCGGGGCGTAAATTGAAGAGAACATGCTGCAAAGGGTCGGGTGTCATGCCCGTGACTTTGCTCACGGCGCCGGTCCTAAATTCATCGCGATGCGCCAGTCCCGCTGTTTCTCCTGGTCGTACAGCCACATCCACATCAGCGGCGCCACTGGCCCGATGAATTTCGGATAAGGCCGCCACAGCGCGTCAAGGTCTTCGGGGGATAGGCCGGGAATAGCCCCGTGTCTGCGTGCGCTGTTGCTGAAGGAGTATGTCCGGATCGCGGATCGCCAGCGTGCCGTCGGGCGCGTCTTGCGCGACGGGCGCGACAGAACGGGCGATTTGGCGTTGAATTCTGACAACGGCGTCTCGCGTCTCGAAAAGATTACGCTCTATCCGGTCGAGCGACAGCCGAATGGAGTTGAAGTTTTCTTCCAGCCGTTCGAGGCGGCGCTCAATGTCGTCTGTCATCAGCTTGTATCACTCGGTGCGTAGTGGATGAACAATTTCGAGAACGTCGCCGGTCCCGGCGCCGCGTGGGTGACATCGATCATGACGTGGGTTCCCCGGCCGCTGATCGGGATCTTTCCGTCCATGATGCTCGGCCCGTCGAGCGTGCAAATCTGATCAAAAGGGGTGGGGGTTCGGGTCGGGTCGAAGCTCGCCTTCACGCTCCACACCGAGCCCGGGACGTTCGAGCAGATGGCGTCAAACCCCTGGTAGAACTTGAAGGTCGCCGGCTTGTCGAAACTGAGAAAAGGCGTGGTGAACTGGACCGGGCAACTGTCGTATGCCAGCGCGCCGGAAGAGCCGAAGCGCATGATCGCGCCGGTGGTGGTGCGAATGACGACATAGGGGTCCGAGAACAATATGTGCTGGTTGTCGATAGTGAACTCGGGGATGTAGACGCTCCACGCCGAGATGTTGGGCGAAGCCCAGTTCGACAGAATATAAATCGTGTTTTTGGACGCGATCCAGAACCGCCCGGTGCGGGCGTCGAGCACCGATCTCGTCCAATAAAGGATGTTGTTCAGCTCGAACGGCCCGTCGGTGGCGATCAGATCCTGAACCGGCGCGTCGATGGGCGAGCCGACATCGGCGACTGCTGCGGTCGTCGTCAGGTCGCGCGCCCGGAGCGACCTGATCCCGTGCGTTCCCAGGAAGTAGACATCGTTGGCGACGTACTGGCGCACGCTGGTCGGGGCGATGGTGCCTGCGTCGCGCAGGGTCTGGAAATACTGGTTCAGGCTCGGATCAGGATCGAGAAACCACAACTGGCACGACAAGCGCGAGAAGATCGCCATCTTGTCGTAGTAGACTTCCATCGACAGCAGCAACTGGCTGTCGGCGTCGTTGGTGCCGACATCGATGAACCCCGTGCCGTTGTGGGCGATGTTGCCGTCAACATCGGGGCCAGGATCGTACCAGATCGTCGGGTCGCCGACCGAACTGAACACCAACTGGCGGTTCACCAGCGCGTACATTTTTTCTTTGTAGGTGCGGACGAACAGCATCTGGCCGTTGCCGCCCTCCGAGCCGGGCGTGCCGTTGGCTTCGGTCGCCTGCACGCCATCATAATAGGCGTAGGAGTTGGTGGTCGGGCCGCCGAAGACCGCGAACACCCGGCCGTTGAAGATGTCGTAACAAAGCTGGTAGATCGGCGTCTCGCCGGTCGGGTGGCCGTCGAGCGAGCTTGGATACGAGAGCTGAGAGTTGTTGACGTAATAATTGCCGGGGCCGCCGCCGCCGTCAATGTCGGACGTGATCACCGTGCCTTCCGCCACGCCCGTCCCGTTGACCTTCATGCCGACAGTGATCGTGGTGGAGCTTCCGTCGTAGGTCGTGAGATCAGCGATATACAAAACCGTGCCTGCGATGGGCGGGTCAGTGATCCCGTCGGTGATGTTGGCCCCGGCGAGCACGATGCTGCCGATTGGCGGTGCGATGTGAATGACGCCAATCGTCGTGTCTGTCGGCTCGTCGATTACGCCGGGAGTGCCGCTAAAAACGTGGGTGTAGACCTTGTCGTCAACGGCGCAGATGCCTATCGAACCCGCCGGTGCGTTGCACCATAAGTCGAACTTCGCGCGCTTCTCGATCTCGCCCCCTTGGGTGATGTGGGCGTTCTGTAGCAAGCGCAGCGTGCCTGCCGGCGCCGTGAGTTCGCTCTTGCGCAGGTCCATGCCGGCCTGGAAGTTCGCGATTTCGTAGTAGAGCGAACCCCCGCCGCCCCCCTGCTTCTGCGACGCCGCCATGCCTTACGATCCGTAGGCAGGAATGAAGTCGAGGTAGGGTACGAGCCGGCGACCATCGGCGAGCGGGCCTATGTGACCGCCGTCCTTGCTCAACGACTTCATCGAGCGTTGCTGCGCCCCGAGGCGCGCGATCAGCATGCGGCGATATTGGTTCGCCTTCTGGAGCTTAAGCGACGCGCTCTCGCTCTTTTGCATCGCCAGGATCTCAGCCGCTGCAAACAACACAATGAGTGTCGCGTCGATCACGCATACGTCGGTGTCCTCGACCAACGAGTTCAGCGGCGCGTTGCCCTCGATGCGAAGAGAGAAGGGTAGCGTCGGGCCTGGGATGGGCCAAACCTCGAATTGCGCCGCCGGCTGTGTCTGGCCCGAAGTTTCGTCGAAGAGCGCAACGTTGCGCCAGCGCCGGGGCGGCCACGCCTGGATCAGCTCACCGCCCATCGTCGCGTAGGTCTGAGGGTTGATCCCGTAGTCCAAAGGCACCCAGGTCACGCCCTGTGGCCACCAGATCCGGAAGATGCTGTCGAAGGGCAACTGGGGCGGGTAATCGTAGTATCGCTGGCCAATCACCATCGGTACGTCTTTGTAGATCGTCAGGTGCGGCCACTCGATGTCGTTCCACTGCTCGCGCTGCACGCGATCAAGCTGGTAGTTGTAGAAGGGTGTGGACGAAGTCGTCTGATTGGGATTGAGCGACTGAAAAGTCTCAGCCAAGAGCCGGCGTCGGAGTTCGCTCAACAGAACCCCGACTTCCATCGAGCGCGGCGCCATCGCTGAACCCTCCTACAGATACATCAAAATCAGTGCGCCGACGATTACGACCAACCCGATTGCGCCGCCTATCGCTGTTGCGAGAAGCGTGTCATGCGCCATTTGCTGTTCAAATTCGAGCATCCTCATATCCGCCCGAGCAATAGTAAAACGAGGAGGATCACCAGGATCAACCCGATGCCGCCGACGCCGTAATGCCCGACGCCGTAGCCATAGCCCCACGGCGTTCCGGGACTGATCCCGCCGAACAGGATCAGGACCACGATGACGACGAGAACGACACCGAGGAGGCTCATTCTTTCCTCTCAAATCCGGGCGTCGGCGGCGCCCTCGTCATCATCGGGCCGGCGTTGCTGCACCCGCTTAGGGCGGTCGTTCAGCGGCTTCTTCGGCGCTTTGGCCGGGTCGATGGGCCAGCCGGGCATGAACCATTCCATGCGGAACCCCTTCCCGGCGTACACTGCTTCGACCGCGTCGCGCCCATAGATCAACGACATGCGCTCCTTCTCGCGCAGCGGCGTCTCGCGCGAAGCGAGCGCCACCGGGCGAATGTCGAAGATCGCCTGGTCGCCGTGGACCGACTGGAGAATGAGGATCTCCGGCCAGGGGACCGGATTGTCAGTCCGGTCCACCACGGTCAGCCCTTCGCCGGCGATGTCGATTTTGCAGCCGCAGAGGTGCTGCTGCATGTAGCCTTCTTCGCGCTCTACCATTGCTTACCTTTTGTGTTTGTCCTCGTCCTCGGGGCGATGAGGATCAGGATTGGTGTCTGCGCGCTTGCCCCCGGCCTGCGGATCGCGGTGATCGGGGTCAACCGGATGATAATCGGGATCGCCCGGGTTGTTCGCGGCCAATCGCTTCTCGGCTTCGGTGCGCTGCGCGCGGCCCGCATCGGCGAGGCGGTTGGCTTCGTTCTCGGTCTTCTCCCACTCTTCGTCGTCCACGGGTTGCCCGGCGACAAAGTGGCGCGAGCCGGGAGGCGGAACCTTCCTTTCGTCGGAACCGAAGCCTTCCATCGCCGAGATCTTCTCGACTTCTTCCGGTGTCTCGGCATGCCGGGCGTGGCCGACGGGCTCTCCCCGGTCGGGGCCGGGATGCGCCTGCACCGGAAGCGTCTCGGTCTCGCGCTTTAACGGATCGACTGTCCCCAGCACGGGGTCACGCGGGGCGCCGGATGCGGCGGGACGCGGGGGCGGCGGCGGGGGAGTTCCGGGGCGCGGCGGGGGCGGGGGCGGGGGCGACGGCGGGCGCGGCGGCTGCGCGGCGCTTGGTGACGGCGGGTGCTTCTGGCCGGGCATGTCTCGCACCGGGGGAGCGGGGGGCTTGTGGTTATCTTTGGAAGTCATCGGGGTTCTCCTGATCAACACCAGTTCAACGCGCGAGAACTCTATTTCTTGCGGCTTCCGTGGTAATTCTTTTGCCCCGGGGCCGCTTGCGCTTCACGAGCTAGTTTTCCGATTACGCCGCCGGGAACGCCGCGCGCTTCGAGTTGCGCAGCGCGCCCGCCATGACCGAGTTTGTTCGATTTTCCTTCGAACGAACCGCTTTTTTTAATCGGACCCTTGGCCATATCCGAACCTCCTGAATGACCGCGCCCGCCCGGCGACATAGCTCTCCGGCCTTACGACTGGAGAGTTACCCCTGCAACTATGGCCAACTCGCCAAGGGACACCGAAGCGAACGCGCAGACACGATACCTCTAGGTGATGTCGATAACCAGCGACGAATTGAGCTGGGACGCCACCATCTGGCCGGTGCTCGTGATGCTCTTGTAGAGAACGAAGATGTTGTAGGGCCGCGCCGGGGTGTGGTCCTTGCGCCACTCGTCTTCCATCGCCATCAGGAAAATGCACCGGGGATCGAACCAGTACATCCGCTTGGAGAACCCGAGATCGTCGAGGGTCGGGTCGTATTGCACCTTGGTCCCGCCGGCCAGGATGATGTCGCCCGAAGAGACATCCTGCGAGTTCGAGAACCCGGTCATCGAGTAGAAGCCGTTCGCCCGGCGCTCGATCATCAGGGCGTCGATGAACGCGCTGCCGGCCAGCGCCATCGTTGGCTTGCCGCCATAACGAATGAGCTGGAAATACTCGTGCTGGAGCGCCTGGAGCAGGGCGCCGCCGGCTGTCGTGGCCGAGGTAACGGGGCCGCCGCCGGAGATCGCGTCGCCAGGCACGGTTCCAATTTGCGTCGCCATCGCGGCGGTCCTCGCCCGATTACGCCACCAGTTGGAGCCGGTCGCGGTCGTCTGGTCGATGCCGCCGACCGTGCCGGTGCAGGGGTTCGCCTTGATGATCGACTGCATGCCGGCGAGAGCCTTGGCGTCCGCCACGCCGTCGCCCCACAGAAGCGCGTTCATCGTGCGCGCGTACTGCTCGCCGAGTGAGAACAGCTTCTGTTCGAGGAGGTTGACGAGCACCGTCATTTCGCGCTTCGAGTGCTCGGCGGTGCGCTCGCCGTTGGTGTCTACGACGCTGATCCCATCGATCTTAAGCTCGGTGTGGGTGAGCGTCAGACCGATGTGGTGCTCGCGCCAGGGGTAGTTCGCCCGCTTGATGTTGGCCGGGGTGAAGAACCCGACCGCGTCGTTGTGGCTGTAGCCCTTGACCACGTCGTTGCCGGAGCCGTCGCCATACGCGCCGACGACTGCCAGTGAGATATTGCCCTTGCCGCCGGGGAAGGTTTTCTTCGAGCCCTCCATCTTGTTGAGAAGCGGCTTGTTCTGGATCGTCTGGTCGAACTGGCCGCCTTTGTTGAAGTAGAAGTCGAGCGCCGAATTGGCGATGGACGCGATTTCGCCTGCTGTGAATGCCATCTTGGGGCTCCGTCAGAGCTGTTAAGCCCCGCGAGCGCGCGCAAGCCCGAGTTCAGCCGCTTCCATCATGGAGCGCGGTTCCGAGCGTGCGCCCGACGCGGCGCGGTTGTTGACGCTGCTCGGAACGGCTCGGGTCGGTTGACGTTGGGGCGCGAAAGCAGAAAGCGTCCGGTTTGCCCGGGCGTAAGCCTCTTTCGCGATCTCGACGGCGTGTTCGGGGGAGCGGGGCGCGCCCTGCTCCTGAACGACGGACCAAAGAAGTTGCCGAACGGTTTCTTCCTTGCGCCCATAGTCCGGGTCGGTCTGACGGATGCCCGCTTCCCACTGAGAAACCGTGTTCTCGATGGTGCGGGACAAATGCTGCTGTTGCGCTGAGGTTTCGTGAGTGTTGAGGACTTGCGTGGCGCGGGTCGCGCGCTGCTCGGCCAAGGCTCTCGCATACCTGTCGCGCGACATCTGCGCTGCCGCGTCGAACGTCAAACGCTGCTGCTGGACTTCGTTCTGGAGATCCGGCGGAAGCGTTACCCCCAACGCCTGGGTAGCGAGTTGGACATAGGGTCCGACACCTTCCAAAAACGCCTTGAAGTCGCCCCTGCGCATCGCGGCGGCCAGGTCGAGCGTCAACTGGAAATCTTCTCGCGCGATGTCATTCGTGACGAGAAAATTCCGGAGTGTCTGCGTAACCTCGGCTTCGGCGCGATAAGAGTTGCGCTGTCCAATCAACTGCTCGACGCGGTCGCGGGTCCGTTTGTTGAACGCCGCAAGCTCTTCGGCAGTCGGGTCTTTGGTTAGATCGGCCTTGTCCCCTTCGCTCTTGGCGTCGGCTGGACTGGTGGCGCTCTCCGAGGGTGGCGAAGTCCCGGCAGGCGCTTCCTCGTCGGCGTCGTCGGCGGGCTTGACCGCCTTGAGCACCGCTTCGAGAAGCGTCTCTTTACTATCGCTCTTCTCAGCCTCTGACGGGGAGGCGGTTACGTCGGATTTGGCCGAAGAGGGTTCGTGCGATGCGGCTTCCGCCGCGTCGTGCAAGCTCTCTGGGCCGGGTTCGGCAGGCGACGAACTCTCTGCCATTACGTCGAAGTCTCCACGGGGCGTGTCTGCCCGTGCCTGTGACCAATACGCGCAGACACGGGATCACGCAATGGGATGTCCTCCAGAAGGAGGCGCGACGGGACCAGGCATCGGATTATGGGGCGGCGGTCCCGGCACCTGGCCGGGCGGGCGCTGGGCTCCAGGAGGAGCGCCCTGGGGAGCGTTGGCCGCGCCCGCCGGTCCCTGGGCCGCGCCGGCGCCGGGGAAATCCATCGGACCCCCTGGCGCTTGCGGGCCTTGCCCCAAGCGCGAAGCCATGCCGTTCATGGCGATGATCGACGGCAGCATACTTTGGAACGCCGTGGTGATGTCGAGCTTGTCGTCGAGGCGCTTGATCAGCTCTTTGGCGAGCCACTCGGGCTTAATGCCAGGAAGCTGCATAAGAAGAGGGAACAGCCGTTCGGCGTTGGCGATTTCCTGCGCCTGGTTCGGCCGGCCCGTCGAGCCCGCCTCGATCTGGAGCCAAAGCTCGTCTGAAATTTGCTGGCGGGTCATTTCGGGCCAAACCGAACCCTCGCCGACGATCCGCTTGACGGTGTCTGTACTGCACTCCTGGAGCAGGATCTGCGACCCGGAACGCGCCAAACTGGTGAGAATATCGTCGATGTCGTCGATGTTCGAACCCATCGCGGTGGCGCGCGACGCCTCCGCTATGTTGGATTGCGTGGCGCTCGGAGCGCCCGAAGTCGCGCCGATGTTGGCGTCCTGGATGCCGGACACGCGCATCATGTCGGCAAAGTTCTGCTCGGTCTCGTAGAGGTTCGGATCAATGGGGGGACCACGGAATGCCTGCAACAAGTCTTCGACCTTTTGACCTGGCTGCAAGCCGTTCAGCTCGATGATCGCATTGTCGGGGTGGTTCGACAGTTTTTCGAGATCTTCCGCGTCCACCATGCCCGAGGCGACGACGGTCTTGGGGCGCGCCGCGCGCCGGTGCTCACGCATGCCCTGGCGCGAGCGGTTGTACTCCATCTGCATGTCGCGAATGAGCTTGACATCGCTCGGCGGGAAGACGTGCCGCTCGTGGTCGATCTCGTTCAGCGTCAGCGGAAACCACGGCCAGAAGCGGTCGGTGTAAACCTCGGGCGACGCCGGCTCGCGCAGGAAGTCGGGATAGCCGTCGCAGAGTGTGTAGACCAGGCCGTCCTTGCGGTTGTAGACTTCCCAGACACAGCACGAACGGCCGTCGGCGCCTTCGCGCACTTCGGTCTTGGAGGTTTTGTCCTGGAGAACCACGAACCCGCTGCGCGAAGTGACCGTGACGCCATCATCGACGCCCTTGTAAGCGTTGTAGGATTTGCCGACATCAACCTCGTAGATTTCCTTCACGTCGTTTGGCGAGAGAATATACTCCTCGGCGACCCAGTCCGCGCCGAGGAACTCCCGCAACGATATGAGCTTCGGGTCGGGAATGATGGACATGGACGTTGGGTAGTCGAACGTCAGACCCTCGCGGACCACGATCTGCATCTGGTTGCCGAGATCCTGGAGCAGAAGCCGTAGCTGCTCGGCTTCGGGCCCGTTCGTATCAGTTTGATCGTCGTGCAAATCGGCCGAGAGACGTTCGAGCGTCGAGAGGCGATTGGAAATATCGGCGATGCGCTGCTCAATGTCGGGCTTCTTCTGCATCACGCGCTCGAACCCGAGCTTGACGTAGCCGACGCCGGTCGTTGACGCGCGTCGCACCGTCATTTTCATCATCTGCTTGAAGTCGTGGGTCGCCTGCTCGACGTTGGCCCGAAAGAGGTATTCGAGCGTCTTGGCGATCTTGTCGAGCTGCTCTTCTTCCTGTTTGACCCGCGCGGCGTCCATGATGATCGGCATCGCCGATTGCTGCGCCGACTGCGCCATCGCCGGGTCCATCGCCCCCATCATCACTTGTTGCGAAACTTGCGCCGCCGATTGCTGGAGCGCGACCAAAGTGGCCTGATCGCCGTCCCACGCAACGTTGAGAATGCGCTTGCGGCGCCGGGCGATGAACTTGGGGTTCTTGGCGTAAAAGAACGCCACGCGCTGCGAGATGATACGCAGCGTGAGATTGGCGACATAGCGGTCGTCTTTCTCTTCCTTCGACCACTGATAGCCGGCGGCGAAGTCCTGGTCGGCCTTCATCCGGTTGTAGACCGGCTCCCAGTATTTCTTGGCGCGCTTGAGTTTGTTGGTCCAGTCCGAGACCAGTTCCTTGCGGGGTTCCGGCGGGTCCGGGCGGTCGCGCTCCAGAAGGTCTTCGTTCTGCTTCTCGACCCCCATGAGCTGTTCGAGCGACAAGCCGGGGTTGTCGGCGTAGGCGTCGCCGAGCGGATCGGGAGGCGCGAGCAGATCAGCCATTTTCACGGCCCTTTTCTAGGGAGTTTTCCGCTTTTTTCCTGGCTGTGACCCCCTTGAGGCTAAATTCCCAATCCACCTTAGGATTTCGCTTTTCGTACTCGACCAGGATTTCGCGATGGATTTTTCGCAGTACGGCGCAGAAACGACGATCCATCACCAGCCTCCGACCGTCATGTGCGAACGCTCTTTCTTACGCTCGCGCGCGGCGTCTTCGATCACCCAGCCGTAAGTGAGCATTTTCGGCGTCTTACTCTCTTTCGGCGCTGCGCGCTGGCCGCGCTGACGATACAGGCCATAGCCAAAGAGCGAAAGCGTATCGACGAAGTCGTCGTGCGCGCCCTGCGGAAACTTGAGCATCTGGTCGTGGGCTTCCGCCCACCAGCGGGTGAAACCGGGGAAAACCACCTTGCCCATCGTCATGCGCGCCTGCATCGATTGGGCGCGTGTCTGCTTGTCGCCGATGGGCGTGATTTCGTCGATGGTGCAGAACACCCGCTTCTCCAGCATGCGCTTGCGCAGGAAGGGGCCGATGCTCTTCGAAATGTGCCCTTTTTCTGCCCACCAGAATAAAGGCTGGTACTTGTCCATCATCTGGACCATGTTCTCGACCACCGTCGCGGTGTCTGCCTGCTGCCAGAACAGGTCGGGTTGCACCCAAATGTCATCGCGCTCATCGACACCGATGATCATCAGGCAAGTCTTGTCGCGGCCCTGTTCGAGCGAAACCGCGTGATCCGAGGCCCCGTAATAGCGAAGCCGCTCCTTGCCCGGCATGTCGCGCATCTTGACGTAGGTGCGCAGCGACACCGCCTTGAAGAAAGAGCCCTCTTCGGGCGTCGGGCGCCCCTGGTAAAGCGCCTGAAACCCTCTGATGTCGGTTTCCCGGAGACTGTCGAGATAGTCGCGGTCGAAGCGCTCCGGCCACAACGCCTCGCCCACTTTGCGGCCGAGAACGTCTTTCTCGCGCGCAATCGCCGGCATGTCGATCACCCGCCATTTCTGCGCTTCGCTCACGGAATAACACGGGTTTGTAGGATCTGTGAGCCGGCCTATGAGATCGTCTTCGTGCCACCGTGTCTGGATGATCACGATGCGGCCTTCTTTGGTCATCAGGCGTGTCTGCAAGACCTGGGTGTACCAGGACCAAAGTTGCTCGCGTATCGTCGGACTGTCTGCTTCTTTTCGATCTTTGGTCGGGTCGTCGAGCAAAATCACGTCAGCGCCGCGCCCGGTCGCTCCGGAACCCCGCCCTAGGAAGAAGAGGACGCCCCCCTGCTCGGTTTCGAGCCGGTCCATCGACGCCGAGCCCGGTTTAAGGCGCGTATTGGGGAAAACTTGCTGAAAAAGCGGGTTTTCGATGATGTCCCGGACGGCTCTCCCATGGTCCCAGGCGAATTTTTCGCTGTAAGTCGCGACGATGATCGACTTTTCGGGGTTCCGGCCAGCAAACCAAGCTGCGAATAGGTGCGACGCAAGCTTGGTCTTCCCATGACGCGGCGGAAGAGTGATTTGAAGCCGCGAAAACTCACCTTTTTCGACCTTTTCGAGGGCTGCGCCGAGCACTCGGTGGTGCTTGGCGGGCCGATATAGCGAGAAGTTAACGTCGTCGGGCGTGTCAGGCACCGGCATCATGAAACGGGCGAACGCAATCAGGTCGTCGCGCGCCGAAAAGATCGCTTTCCGGCGCAATAAGAGCTGTTTGAGTTCACTTTGGTCGTTCACTCGGCTTCGGGCTCGTGTTTTTGGGTTTCTTGCAGGGTTGCGTCCTCCAGAGCCTTGACGCGCTGCTGGAGATCGTAAATCTGCTCTTTCACGTCCCATTCGTTGGCCCCGGCCGACAAAAGGTGGGGCGCGAACACGTAGATCGAGCCTCCCAGGGGCCATTCCTCCTGAGTGTTGTTGCTGACGGTGACAGACACCGGGAGTTCGTGTGAACCCGCGTTGTTGAAGAGCACATCGACGCCGGGCACACCCTCGCCGCCGGCGCGGTACACCCGGCCTCCGGGAACAGTCACATCGACGTGCTTGGTGTCTGTGTAACGGTGATCGAAGCCCGGCGCCGGGATCTCCACCCCGTCGCCGCTTGGCACCGGCTGCTTAAGCGTCGTTCCCCAGCCGTAGGACTGGGCGCTCTTTTCTCCAACGGCCATTTCAGAACTCTCCTAAGACACCCGTACCGGGGACTGCTTGACTTTGATGCCGCCGCCCCGCTTGCCCGGCGGGCGCTTGCCCACCGGGGACTTGGGACGGGCGCCCATCGGAGGGGGCGCCCCGCCGAGAGCGCGGCCCGGCATGCCGACGGGGGGAGGCCGCATGCCGGGGGGAGGCCCGCCCATTCCCGGAGGGGGCCCGCCCATACCGGGAGGGCCGCCCATCGCGCCCGGAGGCGGGCCGCCGCCGCCAGCGATGGGAGGCATCGCCGGCGGCCCGGCGCCTGGCGGCATTCCGCCGCCCCCGCCGGGGTGCATCATAAGGCCGGCGGGAGCGCCGTGCATGTTCGCCAGGCTCGCCAGGAGCCCGCTGATCCCGCCGCCCGGAGGGCCGCCGGGAGGCGGGCCGCCGGGAGGCGGCGGCGGCATGCCGCCAGGAATGAGAGCCATGATTGAACCTCCTTAGTAGGCCGAAACGTAAGCGTTCACGTTGAACACGTCTCTCGACATTCCCCACACATGCGAAGTCGAACTGATGTAGAAGCTTTCGCCGCTGGGGATCGAGAACCCTTCGCTCTTCGGGATCGTCGGCGTCGTATCGCCGACGGCGTAGACGCCGCCGCCGCTGAACCCCAGGAGCATCGGCCCGGCGCCGAGATCGGTCCAACTTGTGTTGTTGAGCACGAACTTCGTCGTCACTACCGCCGCCATCGCCGATGTCAGCGACAAGACGAGGAACGTCACAAGAAGAAGGCGTTTCATCAGGGAACTCCGACCGCGGTCATGTACGTGCGAAGGCGATTGTAGAGAGCGAGGTTCAGCGTGTCGCCGAGCGCGCCGCCAATATGGACTTCACTGAGTGTCTGCGCTGTATAGGCTACCCCGTTTATTCCGCCAATATAAAACATATCATTGGTCACTCCAGTCGATGCCGCTGCCATCGCAGCGCTGGAAACACCGTTTTGGTAGCCATATACGTTAGCCGCGTCTCTTCGTTCTGCGACGAATAGGCCTTTGGTTATTGTCGTAGTGACATTCGCAGGGTTGCTATCATTTACTCTAGGATAAAAGTTAGGAGCATTGTCATATAGATAAGTATTCCCGTTTCCCATTTGAGGCTTAGGATCAGAGAAAGCGTCATACGCCCATACACCAAAGCTTCCGTTGTTTAACGTGAAATGTGGACTTGTGGCGGTTGTTGGGTTAAAATTTGAATAAGTAATACCGCCTAGGTTGTACCCGTTCAGTCCGACATAACTGGTAAATGCAACAGTGCCGGCATTACCTCCGGTATAGTTCGTCCCACAAATATTGAGCATCGCATCAATGCCATTTTGCTGCGCATACACATAAAGCGTGTCTAAGTGCGATCCACATCCTGGCAGGGTTTTACCGGCAGGTTTGCCAGAAACAATAGGTGAGAGATCACCGTCAATCACCCCATCCACTACCAAACCACAAATCAAGTTCGAAATATTTACTGCGTTGCCCCCCTCGTTGTTCCCTACAGTACGGGCGAGATGGGTCGTCGCCTGCGCGCAGCTTAAAGGCCCGCCGCCCCCGGCGCTGATCGGCGCGACATAGGCGTTGACGCTAAACGCTCCCGGCGCCTTTGCCCACACGTGCGAAGTCGTCTTGATGGGGAAACTGCGGCCCGCCCTGATGCCGAACCCCTCGTTGACCAGGGTCGGCGTCGTATCGCCGACGGCGAAGACGCCCGACCCCTGAAACGACAACAGCATCGGGCCGGCGCCGAGATCAGTCCAGCCAGAATTGGTGAGCGCGTATTTCGTGGTGGCGACGGCGAATGCCGGCGTCGCAGACACGAGAAGCGCAAACAAAAGGGCGCAAGCACGGGTTCTCACGCGATCCTCGCGATATATTCGCCAGTCGCGAACTGATGCGCTTCGCCTTTGCGCCGGCTGATGATCTCGGGCGGCTTGTTCCACCACATCATCGCTTCCGGCACTCCGGCGTAGTTCCCATCGTTGAGCCGTTCAAGCGCGGTCGAACCCGCGAATTGGGTCGTCCCAAGATTGAACAGGAAGCTGCACAGCGCGTCCCATTCGTATTGGTGACAGGGAACCTCGATCAGCGGCAGCGCCTCGGCGCGAAAACGCCGGTTATCGGAGCGAAAGATCGAATGCGCCGCCTCTTCGGTGATCGTCATGCCCTGATAGACCGTGGGCGGCCCGGCGCTGCTTGTATGACCGATGCCGATTGTGAGCACGCCGACAGTATCGAGATAGGCGGTGAGTTCGCACCCTTCGCGATCAGACAGAACTTCCACTCCGGCCTGTGACAAAAACAATTTAGACGGAGGAATGCGTTCGCTCACGGAGCCCTCCCGCAATTCTCGACAACGTATTTGGTCAGTGTCTGCCGCTCGTCGCGCTGGACATTGGCGATGTAAAGAAGGGCGAAAATCATTCCGGCGTTCAGCACCACGACGACGAGCAAAAGCGGGCTCGTTTTGAGCGCGCTAATCGTTTCGCTGGCGACCTGGGTCATCAGTGGTACTTCCAGACATTCCCGGCGCAGAACACCGGAGACGGCGACGATCCCGTGGTTGTGCCGACATTGGCGTTGTAGACAGGGCTGGCGACGCCGTTGCTAATCATCGCGAGTTGCCCCGCCGGGCAGGCGGCGGGAAGCGACGCCAGCGCAACCGGAGCCAGATAAAGATAGTTGCCGAGCGACCAGCTTGTCCCGTTAGCGTCATTGGCGATGGGCGCAGCAGGACGCCACGACACAAAGTCGAGGATATCGCCATTGACGACGGCGGCGAGTGACGGCGCTTGCAAGGTCAGCGTCGTTCCGACGCACGATGCCATTGTCCCCAGCCCTTTGGGCGTGACTGATACTCCATAAACGGAACCAGCGGTTTCGCCGATGACCGCTGTCCCGACTGGCCAGCCGGCGCAGGCGTCTATTGTTATCGTCGTCGAACCCAGTGGCGCGTCGGCGTTGATGCGATTGCGCGCGAGCATGGTGTTCGACCATGCCAAAACACTGCCGGGGGCAGGCAAGTTTCCCCCGCCGACAGCGAACCGAATGTCGCCAGGCGCGTGCCATGCGGCGTAGGAAGGGGGTTGATCACCTATGTCGAGCAGCCGTTCGATGCCGGGGTTTCCGCCGTCGCTGTCGCCCAGAAGAAGACCGCCCTTAAGCACTGGGGGATTGCTGGGAACATTATATCCGGCGTAGGGAGCAAATAGTCCGTAGGGCATGATTATCGAACCGAAATACCAAGCATTGAGATAACCGTCATAGCTGATGCCGGTGAAGTTGACGCAATCGAGGGAAACCCCGAGAGGTGTGGTAGTGTTGTCCAGACCGGCGTTAATTTGGGTGCAGCCATTGCCGTAGCCGCGATAAAAATTGATCACGTCGCCGTTCTGCACGCCCGCTCCGGTGACGGCGTTCGATAACACCACTCCACCGCTAAATGAGCTTTTTACCGTCGTGTTGGCAGGAATGACCGAAGGGTGGGTCGTATTGGTGACGGTCATTCCCGCCGTGATGGCGGGGACATTGCCCAGAGTAATAATATTACCAGAAACCGTCGCAGCATTTGCGTGGATCGAATAGTCTGACTGACCCGAAAACCGCCAATTTCCAGCCATCTGCGACGACGGACCTATCGACGGCATTGGACCGCCGTAAATGCTGCCGATGAACAGCATGCTGCCGGGGTTCTGCCGTTGCGGCGGGGTTACAAGCGTCGCCCAGCCGTGGGCGTTGAGCCCCATGCAGTAACCGCCCTCGATGTTGGTGATGTAGGCCCCATAAATCGTCGAGTAATTTTGCGTGCCGCACAGGCCGACGAAGCTGTTCCAGGCGCTGCCGTCCTCGAAGCTGTTATATTCCTCGCTGATGTAGGTGCTGCCGATGGTCCCAGCCTCAACCTCGTCCACGATGGAATTGTAGGCGAAGACGTTAAGCATGGACGTGCTGACGCCGGCATTGCCGCCTCGCATCATCCGTCCCACCAGGCTGTTGCTAATGGTGTTCTGCTGGTCAAAACTGGCGTTGCAGCCAGTGCCTGGACTGGTGCCGGGGTCGCAGTCACCTCGTATGCCGATGCCGAAATAGGTAATACTGCCGCTATGGGTGTTGCCCTGCGTGCGCTTGATAATACCCGTCGGAACCGTCCACATTTGGCCCGCCGCCGAACCCACCGGGTAGATCACCGACGCCGTCTCGGGGCAATTCTCGATAGCCAGGCAATTCACGTAGGCGATCTCGTTGAACGTCATGTCGAAGCTCGCGCCCGAACCGCCGCTCAATCCTCCTCCGGCCGTCCAATGCGTGTCGCCAGCCAGCGGCGAGTAGCGAATGCAGTTGCCGCGATTGGCGACGCCGGTGACGCCGGTGATTACGCCTCCCGACGCCGTCACGTTGAGCACCGGAGGCCCGTTGTCGCAGGCAATGCCGTTATAGGTCATCGTGCCGGAAGCCCCGGAATATCCAGAACCGCCGGTGTGGACCGTAGGCGTTCCGGCAACGTGGTTGACCATCTGGGTCACGGTCGTCCCGAACAGGAAAGCGTCCGACCAGATCATGTCGCCCGGCTTCAACAAGCGTGGTCCCGAGAGCATGCAAACGGCGTTGCCGGCGAGCCCGATGGCGTTTGAGTAAAGGATGCCGCCGCTTAGAGACGTGATCGTCAGCCCCTTTGGAGCTTGGAGATGGATCACGGTTCCGGCCGAAGTGATGTTGTTGACATACCAGACACCGGACAGCTGCTGGTAGTCCGTCCCTGCCGTGTCGCTGAAACCGTAGACTTGCAACTGGAAACAAGTATCTGCCGGATAGCTCGCGCCAAGCGGCGCAGTGGCGAAAGTCAGCGCCAGGTCGCCGGTCGTGCTGTTGTAGGCCGACGACGTTGCAGTCGTGGTGACGTAGGACGGCATGGTGCGGATCGAGTATTTCTGGCTTGCCGGCAGATCCCAGATCACCACACCCGTCACCGGCGTCCCGGAAAAGAGACCCATGTTCTTGATCGGCGTCGAAAGCGTCATTGTCTTCGCCACCGGGTCGGACGCCACGGCGTAGGCCCCGGTGTTGACCGCCAGGTCATTATTGGCTGGTTGCCAGCCCGAAATCGCGATGATCCCATCGTTGACGCCGACCGTGCATGCGCCGCCTGACGGATTGCAGCTCGAAGGCATGGTGAAAGGCGCGCCGGCCAATCGGTTGTGCAAATTCACGCTTGTCAGCGACGCCGAACCGTTTACCGCCCCCGCTGCGCCGCCTCCTCCGAGCGACACGATGGAACAGCCATTGATGTCGCTCAACCCGAACCCGTAATCCGGCGCAAGGGAGCCCCATTCCTGAATGAGCCCGTCCACGCCGGGAGGAAAGATCAGTTGGACAGGCCCCGCGCTGTCGAGGCTCAGACCGCCACGGCAGTCGATGCGCGAACCGCGTGCGATCACAAACGGTTGCGAGAAATAATACTGCGTAGTCGCCTGCCCCAACGCCGGCGGAAACACGATCTCCGGCGCAGGCGACGTGTACCCGGCGGGGCTGACGGCGTTCATCAGCGTCTGCACCAAGGGAGAGTTGTCGAACCCCCCTGGTTTCATGCCCACTTGCAGGACGTTGACGGCGCCGTCGTTGCTCAACAAATACCGCCCGGCGACCGAAGCGCTTTGAGCGCTCGGCAGGATGCAGACGACGCCATCCGCCGCGACTGGCGCGCTCGATGTCCCAAGCGGGCAGTAGGAAGCCGCGTTCCACTGATAGAGAGCGTCGCCGCCGTCGCCCGGCGCGCTAAAACCCTGCTGCGATATGGGCTGCGGCGGCGATGGCGCAGCAGTGATCGCAGCCAGCAACGCGGCGTGATCGGTGTAGGAATTGCCGCCGCCGCCAACGACCGAAAACTTGTGCGTCGTCGAGTTGACGGTGCCCAGCGGAACCCAGGTCTGGGTGTTGTCCAGGGTCTGCAAAACCTCGGGCGTCGTCGTAGGCGTGATGCCCATTTGGGCCGGCTGTGTCTGCGCAGACACCGGCGACGACAACGCCAAAAGCGCGAGGAACGCGAGAGCTTTTTTCATGGCGCGAATGGGTACCAAGCGGCAACCTCGGTCTGTCCGGGAATGAGCGAGTAGATCGACGAAAACCAGTTGATGGTTTTGCCCGACATGGTGAATGGCGGCGTGGTTCCGACGGGCAAAAACGAGATCCCGTTGACGATCAAGAGAACCGGGCCGGCCGGCGTCTTGGTGAGAGGCGCGCACACGTTGGCGCCGGTGACGGCGACCGGCTCGGAGAACACGCCCTGCCCGGCAGGCACGGAACCGACGGCGCCGCCACTCGAAGCGATGATCCCCGCAGCGCGGTTCGCCCACCACCGCGAGGACCAGTGATCGCCAGTGATCGCGTTGATCGCCAACACATTCGGGGGAATGATGTCGGGCATGTGCTCGGCCCACTCTATACTTACTTGCGCGTAATCCTGCGCCGTCGCTCCGGCGCCCTGCGCATCGACGCCGTAGAACCCTCCCGCCCCCACGCCCAGCAGTCCGGTCGCCAGCGACGTGGACAGCGCCTCGATCTGCGCCTTCGCGGCGGCCACTTGCATGCTGGCTTCGGCGCTCGCGTCGCGCGCTTCGCTCGCCGCTGTCTGCATCGCAGACACTTGCTGCGCCATGGCGGCCCAGAGCGCGCCCAGTTCTTCACGCAACGCCTGCGCTTCGACGACATGATGCGCCGCGAGCGCCGCGCTCTGGCGCACCTGCGCTAAAAGTCCTTCGACCGCGCTGACCGCTGTCTTTGCCAGCGTCTCCGGGAGTTCCGGCGCTAACTGCTCGGGTCCGACCGAGCCGTTCTTCACGGTCCCGTCGTCGCGCGCGATTGTACGAAGGAAGTTGATGACTTCGCCCGCCGCCCGGCGGTGCTCGTCGAATTGACGGCCGATGTCATGAGGAGCGACCGCGCCTGAATTGAAAGCGACGATCTTGTCCGGCGGCTTCGGGAACGGCATTGACGCGCTCTGCGAGCAAGCGGACCATGCCGAGCGATCCATGAGCGGCTGACGCTTTATATACACGCATCGCGCACGAGGCGCAAAGAGCGCCTTAGAACCCCTGCGCCCCCGCTCCCGGCGCAGTCACGCGGTCACGCTATTCCGGTTTTATTTCCCCAGCGCCAGAAGAGAGCACAGTAGAACCCCTGCGCCCCCGTGTCTGGCGCACTTTCGCAGCCCCTCAAAAAGTGTGATGCGAGTGTGATCTGTATCCCATCGAAAGTTGTGGGATGAGGAATTTTCTCTGTGCGTCTGGACGCGAGCCGAAGGCGCTCGCGGCCACCCCCCGGGGCGAAGGCGCGCGCCCGCGCCCGAGCGTGTCTGCGCACCCGC